AGTCCCTGCTGGCTGATCTGCTGGTCGGTCATTTCGGGCGGCCTGTCGGCCTTGTTGGTTAATCAGTGCGACTTGAACGCGGGTCTGGTTGTCGGCGTCGGTCTTGTACCTGTCCAGCTCCAGACGCAAGCCGTCCAACTCTCGAGCGTGAATGGCTTTCATCGTCTCGCGCTCGCTGTCGCGGGCATCGTTGGCGGCCTGCAGCTCTAGGCTGGCCTGCAGCTCTTGCAGCTTGGCGGCGGCTTTCATCTGCTCGACTTCGGCAAGGCGTGCAGTCTCGGCCTGGAACTTCTGAGCGTCGGCCTGCAGCTCCATCTGCTTGACCTGAATGGCAGGATCGGGCGGGACTTGCGGCGGCGGAACAGGCTTGTCCCCGGGGTCTTGCCAGAAGTCGCCCACATTCTTGAACCCTGCGTTCTCGACCAGCTTGGCTTGCGTGTTGTAGATGGCCTTCGGGCTGACCAGCAGAGGGCCAAATGGCGTTTGAGCCAAGCCCATCTGATTCTGGAATATCGCTTGCAGTAATGCGCCCTGCACGTCCTTGTCACCAGTCCCCAGGCCGACATTGACGGTCATGTCGTAGCCGTCGCGCCACTCGTTGGGGTCCAGCTCTACGAACTCGCCCCGCAGCTTGAACGCGATCTTCTCCATCTCGCCGGAGGTCAGGAGCTTCAGGACGCCCTTGAAGATCGGCTTGAGCAGCACTTCGGCCATGATCCGCGCCACCAGCTCCACCCGCGCTGCAAGAGCGTTGGCCGTGACCTGCACTTCCTTGGCCGTGCGGTCGTTCCTCAGCGCGTTGGGGTCGGCCTGGTTGAGCGGGGAAACCCCCGTGCGGCGCTCGCCCATGCGCTGAACGTGCTCGAGCATCGGGAACATTTGACCGCCTACCCACGGGGTGATGTTCTGCGTGATGGCGTCGGCCTGCTTCTTGCGCAACACCGCACCGGGCCGGGAGTCCAATAGGTCATCGATGTTCGCCATCGGGGACCAATTGGCGTCCGTCAGCACTTCAGTGCGCGGGTTGTTCGCCAGATAGGCCGAGTTGAGCATCTGCCTCGTCAGCTCGGAGCCCAACTCCTGCAAGTCCATCACCGCATCAGCCAGGCTCATCCCGTCCCAGCGATGGGGGTTGATGATCGGGGAGGCGGTAGCCATTGGAACGTGGTCAACCTCCTCGTTCTTGAGGATCGTGTCTTTCAGGCGATAGATGCAGCGGCGCTCAGCGATGCCGTCGCCGTCGTAGTCCATCAGGACGAACTCGATGCGCAGGAAGCCTTCGGTCAGGCTCTCGTCCTCGCTCTGTTCGGTCTTCTTGTCGCCAAAGGCCACATCCGTGGTGCCAGAACGCGAAGCGCGGAAAGAGGCGTCAGCGCTGACTGCAGCATCGTCGGAGCCTGCCAATTCCTCGGCAGTAACCTTCGTGTAGCCCATCTCGTGAATGTCGGACAGCGTGACGCGCATGATCCGGGCCACATACGGGCACTCTTCCAGCAGCGGACTCGTCCAGTCGCGCTTGATGAGCATGTCTTCAGGTGGGAAAGCCTCGACCTTGATGGTTGTCTTTTCCTTGTACGTGGCGATGCGAGCGTCGATGACCGTCTGTGTCATCGGCTGGCCCATTTCGTCCAGCATTGGACCCCCAGGCCCCATCACCGGCTGCTCACTCTGAGTCGCGGCTTCGATCTCCGCGTCTTCCCCAGCTTCTTGCATGACCATCGCCAGCATTTCGGGCGATGCGCCCTTAACCGGGATGATTTCCTTGACTCGCTTGGTTTCCTTGCGCCACATCACAGCGCAGTTGCGCACCATCAGCGCGTCTTTGATCGCCGTGTACAGGACTAGAAAGCCGTTGTTCTGCTTGTAGAAGACGTAGTTGCAGGCGTCGGTGGCCTGTTCTGCGCCTTGCACTTCAGATTGTCTCGTCGGGTCGAAGGAGACGGCCCTGTCAGTGCTGGTGAATGTCTTGAGCAGCGCTGGTAGCACCCATTCAACCGTGTCCTGCACTTCGGACGTGACGATGGTAGACCAGCCCTCCTCCTCGTTGCCGTAGGGCATGCGATGGTAGGCGCGCATGGCCTGCTCTCGCTCGGAGCCGAGCCTGCCCCAGGTGAAGGCGGCGGAGTCTTCCTCCAGTGCCTGCAACTGGCTCAGCAGTTTTTCGTCATCCATTTTCATGCGAGGTATTTCCGTTTGTATTCAATGGGCGCAGCCTTGTCGGCGTTGCCCATCTGTTCAATCGCCATTGCCGTGTAGCGGAACATGTCCGCGCCGTGGCTGAATTCGTCGTGTAAGGGAGCGCCAGGCTCCTGCGTGCGCTCGTTGATGCTTCGCCGATAGCGCTTCAAGCACTCCAGCAGCCGCTTAGTCTTGGCCTCGTCCATGTAGGTACGCGGGAACATCATCCGAGCGGCCTTGATGCCCTCTTCGACGCTCATCTGAGGCAGAACAACCACGTTGCGCCCCATCGACTTCAGGATCTCCTCGGTGCTCTTGCCTGTCTTGAAGTCCCGCGCCCGCCCGTCATGGGGGATGAAGTCCGTCCCGTACCGATACGGCCGCTTTTCCAGCTCCGCCACGTACCAATCAATGGTGCGGTGGCTCTCTTCGATGTAGTCGAGCCCGCGAACCTCGGCCCCTGACCGTTGCCAGAAGCCCACCGTCATGGCGTCGTTCCAACCCAAGTCCCAGACTGTGTGAACCTTCAGCAAAGGGTCATACGGGACCGGGCGAACCCGCTTTTCAGAGTACAGCCGCTCGATCTCCAGGCGGTAGATCGCGCCTTCACTGACCCGCTTAGGCTCGCCTTCCCAGATGTTCGCGTAGTTGTCAGGGTCGCGCGCCAGCGTGTTCAGCCGCTCAACCTCCAAGGTTCCGGGGAACCATGGGTTGTCCTTCCAGTTCATCTGAATCACGAATGCCGTCTCGGACTCTTCCGGCTGGCCGGCGACGAAACGCTGGTACGTCTCGTCCGTCTCCATGTCCGGGTTCAGCGTGATCCAGATTTCGGAATCGTCCTTTCGGATGGTCGGGGTCAGCACGTCCCAACTGCGCTTCGTGACAACCTGCGCCTCTTCCACCCACACGATATCCACGCCCTCATAGGACTTGATGGATTCAACCGTGTGCTGTGCCAGGCCAGCGAACAGGAACAAGCTGCCGTTCCTGCCGCGTATCTCAGTCTCAAATACTTCGTAATTCGCGCCCAGGCCGAGAGCCTGTATCTGGTCCGTCAAGAGCCGATGCACCGAATCCTTGATGGACTTTTGCACCTCCCGAGCGCAGAGCACGCGCAATGGCTTCTGTGCAGCCAGAATCAGCAGCGCACGGGCAAAACCCCACGACTTTGCAGACCCACGGCCACCGTGTGCAACCTTGTGACGCTTCGGCTTGAATAGGCATTGCAGCTTCCTTGGAAACTGGACCGTGCTCACTTGAATTCAACGGTGAGCGAATGGTTTACCGGCCCTCCGCCCTCGCCCGTCACCTCGGTGCGATTGAGCTTCGGAGCGCCAAACTCGGCCAGCTTCGCAAGCAAGTCAAGAGCCTTGGCCGGGTCGGGCTTGTTATCGCCGTGCCCCTCGGCTACCTGCTGGAGCCACAAATCGACGTTTGCCGCGTTCTTCGCAAGCAAGGCTGTGATGGTCTGCCGGAACTCCACGGTCGCCTTGTTGGGCGTTCCAGCTACCCTGCCGCCTGTTTTAACGCCCTTAGCCATGATCCGGTCTAGCTGCGTCCACTTTAGACATTTGGTCTATCGGGGGCTACCTAGGCTTGTCCCGTCCTGTGTCGTAAATAAAAAGCCGCATCGAAGCGGCAGGAGAATAGGGCTGGGCAGAGCGAGACACGTTTAAGGCGGCAACCCCTTGCACTAACGCGAGTGCGCGGGTCCCTGAATCTGTTCGTCTTCTCGCTGCCCGAGCTGGGTTGCGGATTGATCCGCCAAATAAGAAAACCCGCCAAGCCTTGAGACTGAGCGGGTTGTTTTAGGGCGAGCTTTGCCCCGATGCGTATTTATACCGCTGCTGAGCTTGGGGCGTCCATGTGTTTTTTTACCTATGTCGCGGCTTCGCATCCTCGCATCAAGGTTCGCAGATCGTTGGTTGACCAATAGAGCCCCCTGCCAATTCGCTTTGGCTTGATTGGCCCAGTCTCATAAGCCCAGCGGCGCAGGGTTTTGGGTGATCTGGAAAGGTGGAAAGC